AAATCATTTCAACAAAGAAAGAATACAAATAATGATACAATTAAAACAAGCTAATGTTGAAGATAGTTGGGCGTTCAATGTTATGAATTCTGATGCTTTCGACTTTGGATACAATACAATTAAAATACATCACATTATAAAATTGAGAATGGCTGGGTTCAAAAATAAATATTGTATTAAATCTGTTGAACGCATGGGTTCTCGAGGGTGGCCATTTACAGAAGAAATATTAGATGGCATAATAGAAAAAAAAGAAGCCCTATTAAAAAATGAAGTATGGTTGGCGTCGTTAAGAAAGGCTGGAAAGAGGGGTCCAGCTGAGGACCCTGAAACAAGAGCTATTTATGATGCTTCGGACATGTTTCAAGAGCACTTTGATGAATGGTAGAATAAAAAGTTTAAATAATTTAAAATTTATAAGATGGTAATCTATCGTGTGGTTCAACATAATCTAATCCCAATACTTTAAAAATATCTGATTCTAAATTTGTTTTAATTTTGAATTTTTTTTTACCAGATTTGGTGAGTTTGAAAATACCATATTCATTAATTGAATATCCTTTGGATAACGCATATTTTCGCATATTAACGTTAAATTCACCACTTCCAGTAAAATACAGTAACGCAGTAGGAAAACTACTTTTAGGAATCAATCTAATATCAATGCGTCGGTTCAATTTACTCATTTTACAGAATCCCATATATTTTGTTGGATTATCAATGGATGTTAGGTGGTCTGTTAAGAATTTTTTTTCAACTAACAATGATAAAAATTCTGTCAAATAACTAGAGGATTCTACATTTTCATCTTTATCATGGTATAACAAAACATCGATATCACCAGATGTCGTTTTTTTTCTTCTGTATGAACCACAAATAGTCATTTTTAAGTTTGGGATTTTTTTGATGAGTTTAAGTAAATATTTTTCTATTTTTTGAATTTCGCTATGTGGGATTTTTGATTCAAGGTCGGAAAAATATTTAACACCAAGGATTTGATGATGTGTTAAGTGTTGTAATATAGTTTTATGTGTTGCTGTTATTTTTTTGAAATTAATAGAAGTTAGAACATCAAGTGTAATACCTAGATCAAATAATTGGGTTGCTTTTACTGGACCAATTCCCGTAATCTTTTGTAATTTTGATAGTTCTTGGGCTTTAGCTAATACAGTTGAATTCAAATCTTTAATTTGGGTTAATGTTCCAGATTCAATGATTTCATTTATTTTTTTGATTGTAGTTTCTCCGATACCTTTAATATCTTTTAAATCTTCACCTTTAGAAATTTCAAAAGGTAATGAATTAATGAGTTTGATTGTTTTTTTGTAACTAGTTATTTTGAATCTTAGAGATGTGTCTTTTGTTTTTTTTAGATCCATTGATGTTTTGTGTATAAGGGTTTCAAATGCTGATACTATATTCGAATTCATAGTAGATTAATCTAAAAATAAATAATTATTTTTAAATCAATTTTATAATATAATATTATAGATGACTATTCTTAAACATACAACAGACAAACTAAAAGAACAATGTTTAAAACTAAAAAATGCGACTATTTACAATGATATAGAATATGAAGAATGTTTAAAAAATGTATTTAGAAGCGATTTGTACGAAGATACTAGTAACACAAAGCCATCTGGTAATGAAACTAATTCGGGAGCAACATCATCAGAAAGTCCAAATGATGAATTGGGTGTTAATAAACAAAACTTAGATAACTATTGGAAAAAGATTATGTTAAATAAAACATTAAATACGGATACAAAGAAAATATCTATAAATCAATATTTAGAGTTAAAAACATTAAGAGATGAGGTACATGATTCTTTGTTAGAAAATCATAAAACAGTTGAAGATAGCCAATATGATAAATTGAGATATAATTATGATGAAATTAATAAAAATAGAAATACTTTGGATAAAATTGAAGACAATGTAACAAAATTAGATAAAATGAAATCGATTGAAGATATAAAATTAGAAAATAGTTATTATAGTATTTTACTATTATTTGTTATAATTTTTATAATTATAGCAATAATATTAATAATAGTGTATTTTAAATTTTAATGTATTAATATATATATATGAGTACTAATATTATTGAACCTTTTTACAATCCTCCTTTACAGGTTGTTGAAGCCCATCATATAAATGATGGAGATTGTGGGAGTCCATTAAATGGAGATTATAAGGTTCTACGTGACAAATTTTTCAACCAAAAATATGGGGCGTTAAACGTGTTTAAACAAAATAAAGAATCTAAAAAAAACTCAATAATAAAAAGTATGATTGATAATAATACTAAAATGTTTTTAGAAATAGTAGATCAATCTTATTTATATAAAAAAATGAAGGAAAAAATACAAAATAATATAAAAGTGTTGGATAGTAATAGACATAAAATAAAAGAGTCTGAAGGTGATAATCTTATGCGTGAACATAGAATAAAAAATTCTGATAAAAATAAAAAAATAAATATTATAAAATATATAGTTTTTATAGTATTAATAGTAATATTTTTGATAATTGAATTTATATTATTAATAATATAAATTTATTATATTAATATATATGGTAAAAGAAAATTTCGAATCATCAACTAGTTCTGGGTCACAAAGTGAACCTGTACTTCTGAGTCTTAATTTAGCACATATAGAAGATACTATTAGTAACATGAGTGAAAAAGAACTAACAGACTATAAGGATAAAATTATTAACCAACAATCACAATTTTCATCACACACTCACACTCACGAACATCCACACATGTCTGAATCAACCGATAAATTAACATATAATTGGGTTAGTAATAAGGAACAATATAATCTATCAACCAAATATATTATGGATACACATAAAAAACTAAAAGATTTGAGAGAAATTGAAGAACATCATCATTCACTAATGATGAATAATAATGATAAATTAGATGATATTGATAATATAAACATGACATCAAAACGACATATAGAAATAAATATGAATATTATTAGGAAAAACGAATATATAATAAAAATATTTAAAATTATGTTAATAGTTGTTGTGGTATTACTGTTAATACCAATATTATCTAAGGTAGGGACTATTAATAAAACTACATCTATTATGATATGGGGGTTGTTTGTATTTATTATATTATTAGTTATGTTGTATTTAGTGTATTACAAGAATATTAGTAAAGACAAAAATGATTACAATAAATTTAATTTTATAAATCCAAATAGTCAAGAAGTTGCTAGAAGTAAATTGAATGTAGATTTATCAGAAACAGATCAAGCTAGATGTCAAGCTTTTGCAGAGGTTCAAGACATATATGACACCAATGATATTCAGGCATCTGAATTTGATGAGTACAAGAATAACGATACTTCTAAATGTTTGTCTAAATAATTTACAATATAGTACAACACTTTTTATTTTTTGTTTCTTTTTCGATAGGATTAATTATGTTTAATATTTCTACATTTTCATCACATATTGTACATATTTTAGTCAATGTACTACCTTTATTTATCCATTTTTTAATACATTCATAATGGTAGTTATTTTTGTGGATACAGCTTAATACAACAATATCATCTACCAATGGTTCTAAACATATAACACATTCATTCATATATATATATATAAAAATTGATTTAAAATTTTAAATATTTTTATATAATAAATATGAATTATTTAAATCAATTATCAAAATCAAGATCCACAATCATTGAAATGGTTGAATTGCGAGGGTATAATTTAGATAAATATAAAAATTTTAATGATAAAGAATTAGATATTATGGACAGTAATATGGGTAAAAAAAATGTAGCCGAAATTATGCCATTAGATATGATATCAGAACATAAAGATGGAAATAAAAAATGTCTTGTGAAATATATAGTTGGAAAATTGCGTGGGAAGGTATTGAAAACATTGATAGATGAATTGTTGGAAGAAGAAAAAATAAAAGATGGGGATGATATTATTATTATTGTTAAAGATAAAATTAATAATTTAGATGCTTTCTATATATTGTTTGATACAATTTTCAAAAAGTCTAAATTATTTGTACAACTATTTTCAATGGATCATTTGTTAGTAAATATTAAAAATCATATATTAGTTCCAGAATTACATATTGTATCGGAAAAAGAAAAAAATGATATAAAAGAACAATATAATGTTGAAACTATGAGTCAATTTCCATTGATATTGAAATCTGACCCTATGGCAAAGTTTTTTGGTGTTAAAAATGGTGATTTGTGTAAAATAATTAGACAAAGTGATACATCAGGACAATATATTTCATATAGATATTGTGAATAAACTTTCTAGTTGTTTTATAGTGTGGTCTATATTATGATTTATTAATAATGATATTTTTAGTTGGTTATTGTTTATAAATAATAAATTTATTTCGTTGTTAATTGTGTATTGGTTTATATGTTGTTCAATTATATTGTAATTTTTATTTGATGGAAATGAATTATATTGTTCTTCATTTTCTGAATAATATAGGTATAGTTTGTCATCATCAAATAATGAATTAATGTTTGATTTTGTGGTGTGTTTTTTTGAATTAAGATTAAGATAATTAGAATTTACATTGTATATTTTTTGTTTATAAATGGTATTTTTGTAATTGTTTGTTGATATTTTGTCTAATAATGAATTAAATTTTGAATTTGAAATGGATTTGTCAAATATTATATTATTTGTTTTTTGTGATAATATATTTGTTCCAAAATAAATATCAAGATTAGTAATATTTTTTTCTTTGTATTTCAATATTATATTTTTAATTTTAGAATTCATATTATTAAGAATACAAACTTTATATTTAAATAAAATTTATTAAACACATTTATTAATAAAATTGAATTTTTATTTAAAAATATAATTCTAAGTATAATAAATGCCTAAGATTGTAGTGTTGTTAACTAATGGAGATATTAAGGATGATGAAATAGTATTGAAATCATGTGATAGAAACAAACCTCTTAAAACCTTACTAAGATTCAAGATAAAAAGAGATATTTTTACTAAAAATATCTCTATTGGAAAGGATAAATTAAGTGAAATAACTTGTTGGAATTTAGATATTAATAAAATATATGCTTATGGATATTTAAAAGGGAAACATAAAAATAATCATGAATTACCAATAATAGAAGATGATGGAAAAACATATTATGAAGATATATTGATTTTAAAAACAAATAATAATAATATTTTATTAGATGTAACAACCGATGAATATGAAAAAATGTACAATGATTTGTTTTACAATAAAGATTCTGAAAATGTAGACGTTAGTGGTGAATTAGATGACTGTGGAGGAGTACCAGATGATGTTGGAGATTTGGATGATGTTGGAGATTTGGATGATGTTGGAGATTTGGATGATGTTGAAGATTTGGATGATGTTGAAGATGATGATAATGAACCTAATTATGAATCTGATTTAGATATATTACTTGACATAGATGAAGAGGAAGATGATGATGTATTAGATGAACCATCAATAGAAATAGTATCTGATGATACAAATGATATACGGAATAAAAATATAGATTTATTAAGTAAAATTCTAGATAAAGATATTTCAAAAAAGATTGAAGAAAGTATATACAACTACACTAAAGATATTAGTATAAAACGAAACATACTACCCTTATGGCACAATAAAACATTCAAATCGATTTATATAAATAAAAGTATATCATTGTATAGTAATTTAGATAATGTATCATATATTAAAAATGATAGTTTAATACACAAAATAAATAATAATAAATTAGATATATCAAAGATAGCATATTTGACATATCAACAGCTTTTTCCAGAGCATTGGAAAACATTCTTAGATGAAAGAAATAAAAGAGAAAAATTGATGTATGAAGATGTAGCAGAAGCTATGACGGATCAATTTAAATGTGGTCGATGTAAGCAACGAAAATGTACATATTATGAATTACAAACACGAAGTGCTGATGAAGGGATGACTACATTTATAACGTGTTTAACCTGTGGTAATCGTTGGAAATCTTAATATGAAAGGTCTTCAAGTTTCCAGTACTCTGTTTTGTTACCAACAACTCTTTGTAAAATAAATGGTATTTTTCGTTGATTTAGTTCTTCAGTCGCTATATCTAATTCATTTGTCATATAAGATGGAACATCTATCAATGGTTTTGCTCCATGGCTTATTTGAGCTGCTCTAATACCTAATACTTTTGTTTTTTCATATTTGTTTAAAATATTGTTAGATTTATTTGATTTTTTTAATGTATCATAGTTTTCTAACACTTCTTGTATATCATTGTAAGATGACTCATCTATATAATTTGTATTTAATTCACTCATTATATAATTAATAATATTTTTTTCTTTAATCAATTTTATTAATATAATTTACCAAATATGATTATCATTTCCAACACGATGACAATCAAGACATATATAAATAAATTTCAAATTTTCATTATCATATTTAATGTAAATAATTTCAGGTTTTGTTTTAGGACATTTTTCATTTGGACATTTTATCCCTTCTGCTCTAGGTAATGTGATATCTTCATAAATAAATGGATTTATAAATGATTTTTTTTTTATATTATCTATATTGTAATCTATACTAAATATACAACTATCTTCAGAACTATCATGATTTGTTTGAAGGTTACAATTTTGACATATATAGTTAATTTTATCTGGGACAGATGGTGATTCATCTTTAATTATGTTCAAATATAACATATTATTACATTCAGCACAAAATTTCATTATAATTAATTAATATATAATATTTAAGTTATTTCAATTTTATTATTATTCTTATTTGTTTAATACCCATCTTTTCATTGTTCTTTTCGGTCCATTTATTTGTATAACTTTATAGTGTTTGTTATCATTTTCAGATAATTTAATAACACCAACATCATACATTTTAGCCATAATATTGGGACATTTACGTTTTTTTTTTTTTTCTGTTGGCTTTTCATCTTTTTCTTTTTCTTGTTCAGAATTTACATATTTCGGTATATCATTTTTTGGGTTAGATTGTAATTCTTTAGTGTATTTTTCATAATGAAATTCAATACGTTCATTAATAAAATCTAAATTACATTGTGTTTTCATAGAATATATAGATGATGTTAAAGAAGCATTATTCTTTTTTTTATTTTTTAGTGTATATTTTCTATAAAAATCAATATTTTTAATAAAATGTTCTATCATTGTTGGTTTAAATACTGCAAATCCTTCAGGTGGAGATTCTAAATTTTTAATAGTGGCACTCTTTATATTTGAATATTCTATAACGTTAGTATAATCTATAGATTTTTTTCCAGTTTCAGTTTCAAATCCAGGTTCATTTTGTAATGGATTTTCATTTAATAACGATTGTATAGATAGCAGCACTGTATTTAAGTTTAGTACTGTTGTCCAACCTGGTCCAGACCAGGTTCCTAATATTGAAAGACATACTTTTCCATTTGTATACAAGTTTGGGTTAAATCGTATACCATATTCATACGTTAAAAATTTTACTTTAGGTGGAGAAAAAGGATAATCATTTGGAAAATGAATATTGAAAAAATAAAATCCATTTTCATATGGGGTATTTTTAGGACCAATAATT